CCCGTGTCATGGGCTAGTGTCGACATCCGATCCGATTGGGTATGGGGTATTCTCATACACCCACACCAGAAGCGAGGGGTATAATTCCCTCGCCCTGAGCAACCGGGGGTACAGACTTTGTATCAACGGCTTATTAAACGGATGGTCTATGACTTCGGGCATTTCTGCCCTAATCAACCGCATCAGCCTCCCGGCTGATCCTTTCAGGGCTTCCTCCATAGTCTGGAATTCCAGAACCTTATCGAGGTTACCGGCGAATGCCTGAATAGGCACTCCTAGGTACAAAGCCCTAGACGTCATCTGGTCGATGACATCCGGGTCCAGGCCAAGAGTATAGCCTGGGTCTGCAGCAAATCGACCGTACGGGGACTCCCGGTGCGCGTGAGCGTACCAGTTCCTAACGATCGACTGGATCTGGACGACAATCTCCCGTGAAGACTTGCGGGGAGCAGACAGCTCCCACGCCATCGCTCGCGCGAGGCGCTCTCCATAAGAAATTCCCTCAGGGTTAAATCCGAAACCAACCGGCGGAGCGGCATAGGAAAGCCACTTCGCAACGTGCCTTTGCTTAGGCAACAGGTATCGGATCACGCGGGGGCCGCAGTTTTTAACTTGTTCCAGAAACGAGTTGTCAGCTGTATCGTCTCCGTACTTAAGTCCATGGAGGATCGCTCCTCTCAAGATGACACGTCCGGCAAACTCGGCAACTCTAGCCGATGCTACGGATTTGTCCATGGATATGTCAACCCCGATTACACCCATCACGCGTTGGTACTCTTCCGCCACCTCTGGTGAAGCGATGACAATGTCATCTCCCAGTATGCGGTAGGGGAAGTCTAATCTTCCCTTCTGCACACAAATGCCCCTCACGAGACAATGGTGCCACAAAGAGAACAAAGCGAAGCATGGGAACAAACCTAATGGAGTTCCGCGCTTCCAGCGTAACTGGACGGCCTCTCTGACAGCAGACTTTAAAGGCACTAGCCAAGTGCCAGTAGCAGCGAGGTACAGCAACATCCAGTGGGCCTTAGGAACGTTCACCGCCCTAAGGAGCCCGATTAGCTGTGATAAAGGAATCACATCTGAAGCATTGCTCAGATCGAAGGAGTAGACTTTCCTCCCTTGAGCTAACCACCCCTGTGTGTCGTAAACACCAGTTTCCTGGTGGTAACAACAGTCTTCAGGAAGCGTAGCCAGCCATTTAAACAACGAACGCCCCAGTGGGAGCAGTGCCATCTGTAGCACCCTGTTAGGGTTAGCCACAGCACGCAGCTTCAAACCGGGCTCTTGTAGGAGACCGATATTACCCACATAACCAAAAGGAACTAGTCCTTCCTTGTGGGCCACCCACTCTTTTCCGCGTACGTACTTGGTTCCTTCGGCAACCTTCTCCAGGAGGGGGGCAACTTCCTCCGGGATACGGTTATAGTCGAAGAACTGCTGCAGTTGCCTGAGCAGCGCAGATTTCTCTGACAACGTCACGCGCGCAAGTGTTGGGACGGTTTTGCCTTCTCGTGGCTGGAAAGAAACTAAAGGTTTGGGGTCCCCAATCACACCATGGAACCTGCCCAGGGTAGGCAGTCCAGCGGTGAGGTGCAATTGTGCCTCACGCAGTTGGGACTTCGAAGGCGGCTCCTTGCGAACAGCGGTTGAAAATTTCTTCCACTGAACGTGAGTCACGGCACCCGGTTTTAGAATATACCGAGTGTACGCGATTAGCGCCTGCCACACCTGATGGGCTACTTTGCGTGTTTTCACACGCAGGCCAAGCTCGAAGACGCGTCCGAAAGGACCCTTGGGAAGTCGGTAAATCTTCCCATGGATTCGAACGTTTTTCTTGGCGTAGACCCCCACAGGCTCCATTCCTGCTAGATGTCTGACGTAATCAACCTTCAGGGATTTTAACCACACCGTGGTACCGCAAGGTCCTTGGTGTGTCTCCCTCTGGGCGATCACTTGTTGGATGTCGTTTATCAGCGCAGGGTGCAACCCCACGGCCTTTAGCCTCGTGGACACGTCATTCAGGTGCCTTACAGGCATAGTGGACCTCCATCCGGAATTCCGGGGATTTTCACACTGAGTGGCTTTCACCACGCCGCTTTCAAACGGCAGAGATCGTCCAG